CATGCTGCTGATCTCGGAATCGGGCGGCCTGGTCGGCAACTATGCCGGCGAAGCGCGCCAGATGGAACAAGGCGAAGTGCTGGCCGGCAACCCGAAGGCATTTGCCCAGATGGTCCGCCTGCTGTCCCCGTACTCGCTGGACAACGCCAAGCCCGCGACGATCTGAGCGTTTTCGTTTGCGCGCAAGACGCCCGCCAACCCGGCGGGCGTTTTTGTTTTTGCGCCCAGCCTCCGACGGCAGGGCCACGATGATCCAGGTCAAGACCACCGCACCCGGGGTTACTCAAAATAGGTAATTCGATGCACCTTTTTGAGGAGGCCCCATATGTTCCCCGAGTACCGCGACCAGATTTCCTTGCTGAAGACGCAGGACGCCCATTTCGCACGGCTGTTCAACCTGCACAATCAGCTGGACCACGAGATCAGCAACATGGAAGCCGGCATCGTGCGCGGCACGCCGCTGGAGATCGAGCGCCTCAAGAAGGAAAAGCTCCAGCTCAAGGACCAGCTCTACGCCATCCTGCGCAAGGCGCACGCCTGACATGGCAGGAACCGTCCACGACGACACCCTGCCCGGAGCAGTCCGCGCCACGGCACGCGGCGACGTGCTGCCCACCAACACCGCCCGCTCGGCCGAACGCAATGAAGTGAACGATGCCGTCGACGCGGCCGTGCAGCTCGCGGCCAGCAGCCTGCAAGACATCATGTCCCGGCAGGACAACGACGGCGTGCTCGACGCCATCCGCACGCTGATGGATGGCCTGTCGCCGGACGAGGCCGGGCAGTTGCGCAGCCTGATCCTCGAAGGCGACCCGGGCGCCTGGCAAGCCGGCAGGAAGCGGCACCCCGACGAAGAACTGTCGGCCGGCTGGCGCGAAGGCGCCTATCCGTACCAGAATCTGATGTCGCGCCGCAATTACGAGAAGCAGAAGTACCGCCTGCAGGTGGAACTTCTGAAGCTGCAGGCCTGGGTGCGCGAGACGGGCCAGCGCGTGGTGATCGTATTCGAAGGCCGCGACGCGGCCGGCAAGGGCGGCACCATCAAACGCTTCATGGAACACATGAATCCGCGTGGCGCGCGCGTGGTGGCGCTCGAGAAGCCCACCGAGTCTGAGCGCGGCCAGTGGTACTTCCAGCGCTACGTCCAGCACCTGCCCTCGGCCGGCGAAATCGTCCTGTTCGACCGCTCCTGGTACAACCGCGCCGGCGTCGAGCATGTGATGGGCTTCTGCACGCCGCAGCAGTACCAGGACTTCCTGCAGCAGGCACCCGAATTCGAGCGCCACCTGGTCCGCAGCGGCATCCACCTGTTCAAGTTCTGGTTCTCCGTCAGCCGGCAAGAGCAGCGGCGACGCTTCAAGGAGCGCGAAGTCCATCCGCTCAAGCAATGGAAGCTCAGTCCGGTCGACATCGCCTCGCTCGACAAGTGGGAAGCCTACACCCGCGCCAAGGAAGCGATGTTCGCCCACACGGACACGGCCGACGCACCGTGGACCGTGATCCGTTCCGATTGCAAGAAGCGCGCGCGGCTGAACGCGTTGCGATTCATCCTGTCGCGCTTTCCCTATGCCAACCGCGACACCACCGCGATCGGACAGGCCGACCCGCTGATCGTCGGACGCGCGATCGCAAACTGACCTCCATCCCTCTCACTCTTCCGTCATAGAAAAAAAGGCAATCCATGTTCAAGCACGTCCTGCTCCCGGTTGATGGCTCTGATCTTTCGCACAAGGCTGTTTCCGCCGCCATCGAATTCGCACGCGCGACCGGCGCCCGGCTGACGCCCTATATGTGCGTGGAAGAATATCCCTACGTCCTGTCGACCGATTCCAGCCACGAAAAGCGGGACGTATTCAAGCAACGCGTGGAAGCGGCTGCCAGGCAGGAACTGTCGCGCATCGAGGCCGCGGCAGCACTGGCCGGCGTGCCGTGCACCGGACACGTCTCCACGGCGGCCGCACCATTCCGCGGGATCATCAACAGTGCAGAGGATCTCGGCTGCGACGTCATCTTCATGGCCTCGCATGGCCGCAGCGGCATCGCCGGCCTGCTGCTCGGCAGCGAGACACAGAAGGTACTGACGCACAGTGCGGTCCCCGTGCTGGTGTTCCGCTGATACGGTCACTGCGCCCTTGACAGCACCGGCCTCTATGGCCGCGCCCGGCATATCGGTTGCCATGCCGGGCCTCACCACGATTTCCCGACCTCGCCCAATGCGGCCACAAGCCCGCCTGCGGTAAACTCCCTGCTTTGGCCGCCCGAACACAATTCGGGCCGCATCCGCACGCCGCGGAACCCCATGCCGACGAAGAGACGGCAACGACCCGCAACGCCGTACGCCACGCGTTGCCCGCGTTGCCGCGCGGCCATGCCAGACAAGGGAATGCAGGAGAAAATAGAATTGAATCAGGAAGTTGCAAAACCCCTTGCGGAGAAGCACACCCCCATGATGCAGCAGCACATGTACTAAGCGCTACGAGGCCCTGGTAGCCAACCTACGCCAAAACCCACGCACTAGCATTGCTTGCAGCGCGACCCAAAAAGAGAAGAATCAAATGAGCGAAAATACGACGCAAGATCGTTTCCGGTCAAAGGTCATGTTCGGTGGAGTGGAACAGTCCTTCCCTGACATCCAAGCCTTCTCGGACTGGACAGCTGGCTTAGTCAGCGAATGGCAATGGACAGGATCAGACGCCACTGGCTCGCCCTTTTGGCAACGCCTAGGGCCGCCGCTGCAAAGTGCGCAGTCGCTTCTAAGTCAGGCATTGCAAAACGTGCACGGAAACGCCGACCATACCGCCAACCTCATGCAGCAGGCGCGCATGCAAATTGAGAACACTTTTAGCGGGACTACGGTGCTCTCGGATCGGTCGGCGCATTCATTTGTTCAAGACATACGCGACCGCGTCCCTGAGTTGGCCGGCAGCATAGTTTGCTTGCTCGCCGGGGTCGAGCCAAACATTCACTCACACACAACGCTTGCGCGAGCTGTATTTGAAGTCGAGCTATACCGCAGGGGCTTCAATGCGCTGGATCCAGCGACTGATGCATTAAAGGCGCTCGAGACTGAACATAGAACGGCCATTTCGAACCTCGATGAGGCGCGCCAAAATGCATTAATTAGTCACCGTCTCTTCATGGAGTCGATGACTAACAACGATGCGGAAAATCAACGGGCTATTTCTGAGACGAATCACCAGCGCGCGGAGGCCTGGAGCAAGCTTCTGAGCAATGGTGAAGACCGTCTAAGTCGCCTTGAGACGACTTACGATGCGCACATGGCCCTTAGCAAGCCAGCTGCCTACTGGACCCGGAAGAGAATGCAACATCGAATTGCCTCCGGGGTGCTTGGGGTTTTGCTCGTGGCTGCGATGACCGGCCTCAGCACTTTGCTCTACTCGGAACTCAATCAGCTGGCCCCGGTCCTCCAAGCACAACTGGCCGGACAGAAAACGGCCACACCGCTGCAACTGGGCACGCTTGTCGCATTCTCGACCGTTGGCTTTTGGTTCGTTCGGATATTGGTGAAGCTATTTCTCAGCCAAATTCATCTTGAGAATGACGCTTCCGAGCGAATTACTATGATCCGAACCTACTTAGCCTTGGCCCGCGGAGGAAAACTCAAAGATGACGACTTGAAGGCTATTGTGACCGCGGTGTTCCGTCCCACTGGAGATGGCATCGTTAAGGATGAAGGACTTTCCTTACCCCTGACCGAGCTCTTGTTGAAGAAGTAGCGTCCGACGGGCCACGTAGCCAGACGACGTGGCTGCAACGTAGGCCAGACCCGCACTATCCGGGGCAGGCTCACGGACTTCTATGGCGCGGCGCACAAGGCCCAGCGCCAAGCCACCTCTGCCGCAACGTTGGGCACTCTTGTCACGGCCACTCCTTCTTTGCTGGCCAACCACGAGCGCACTGTATATCCATACAGTGCGCTCAAGCATTCCCCGGATGCCCCGGCGAACGGTGTACTGTGTTTACATACAGTACATCAGGACAACGCCATGCTTCCCGAACCGGCCAACTGCCCCCTTTGCTCGGCTGCCGCTGAGCGCACACGAGCCGCCACGCGCGGCTTCCGCTACACCTGCCCAGCTTGCGGCACCTTCCATATCAGCCGTGTAGCGCTGGGCTGTCGCCACGACATCCCAGCATCGGCCCGTGAGGACATTCGACGGCTGCGTGCCTTTGGCTATACGGCCAGAATTGACATCGACCGACAGCGCTCGGTGCGGGTAACCCCAGGTTGAGCCGTACCGTGCTGGGAGATTTCATAAGCCAAAGCCACCCCGCGCTGGCTCGAGACGAATTCCGGGATATCTGGACGCGGAACAGGTCGCCAGACGTACACGACTTGCTGTGGGAGATTGCCCGGCTACGCAATGTCGTGCTTCACTGCCACCACCATGCGGAACGATTTCACGACAAGCTCGCCGGAAACATTGAGTACGATTCCTGGCTCCGCGCTCTGCTGGACGAGCCATGCGTCGTCGAGGCATTAGAACAGGACTACGGCAGCTTGATACCAGGAAGTCGTGGCCAGCGAGGTGAAGTGCGGCCGCCGGAACATGAGGAAAGGCTGGCGGAAATGAGACGCGCCAGCAACGCGAGAATCGCCGAGCGCCAAGCTCGAGCAAGGAGATAGGCCATGTGCGTCAACTACGCCCCCATCCAGCAGAAGATCCTCCGCGACATATTCCTCGTCGAACCGCCTCAGGATCTCTGGAAACCTGAGACATGGCCGGACTACCCTGCTCCAATCGTGCGCGCACCGGACGGCGCTAGGGAGTGCGTTACGGGATCGTTCAGCATGGTGCCGAAGAACCGGATTCCGCCACACGTGAAGAAGTACGACACGGCCAATGCCAAAGCCGAGACGATCGGATCACTGCGGTCCTACGCGTCCCACTGGAAGGCTGGTCAGCTCTGCCTTATCCCGGCTAACGGCTTCTACGAGCCGAACTATGAATCCGGTACGCCCGTGCGCTGGCGCATCGGCATGGCCGACGGCGAGCCTTTCGCCATTGCCGGCCTGTGGCGGGCGTGGCCGGACGGCGCCGTCTCGTTCACCATGCCGACCGTCAATGCCGACAGCCACCCGCTGCTGAAGCGCTTCCACGCTCCCAACAAGGAAAAACGCGGCATCGTCATCCTGCCGCGAGAGGACTGGGATGAGTGGCTGGCCTGCCGGGATCCCGAGCGTGCCCGAACGTTTCTGCGCCTCCTGCCGGCCGATCAAATGACGGCCGAGCCGGCACCGGTCGAACGCCGCGCGAAGGCCGAGCCGGCTGCCGAGGGCGCCCAACTCCTCCTCTGACATGGTAGCTTCGCGTCACTCGATTCCATGCGCGCGTGCCAGATCGACAAGTTCAACGAGCGAGCTGGCGCCAAGCTTGCGCATGATGCGGATCTTGTTGCCGCTGACGGTTTTTGCAGATATCGACAGCTTTTTTCCGATGATGCTAGGTGGCGTACATTCGACCAGCAGCCTGAGCAACGCCATCTCCCGATCGCTCAAGCGATCGAACCATTGAGGGTCCCGACCTTGCCTCGCAATCGGTGATTCGTCCGGGGGAAACAACTGATAGCCTGCCAACACCATTCCAGCGCTGCGTGCAATGTCCGGCAGCTGTTCCGTCTTGCTGAGGCATCCCCATGCACCAGCGCGGCGAGCCCGCCAGCTGTAGATGCTAGTCCGCGAGTCAGACATCACGACAACCCGAGCTGGGACCGGCTCGCGCAAGAGCCTGCGCGTCAACTCGATGCCATCGGCGCCGCCCAGGTTCACGTCTACGAACGCCAAATCCATCGCGATGGCACGGGCTAGCCGCATGGCATCTACAGCGGTTGTTGTGCCATGCACCCTCCCCAGACAGCTCAGTGAGCCCGACAGGGCCGCAATTACCAGGGGATGGTCATCGACGATCAGGATGTTTTTCATTGCTCTTCCTTCATTGAACTGAGATCCAATTCTGGGAAAGCTTGAGTGCGGTCGGAATGCGACAACTCTCAATACGGCGCGCCAGGGCCGCGCCTACTACGGATGCGTCCTAGTTTCTCCCTTGAAGCACCCCAAAAGGGGGGGAAATTGCCTGCACCTTGGCTGGAAAATTCCGATGTCGTGCCTGGATTCTTCCCGGCAAGCCGCGCCGCTCGCCTGGATCGATATACCGCTCCGGTGAACGGTCCCGCGACTGGTTGAAGATCAAGCGGCCGGGGGCGGTGCCGCCGGAGAGGTTCAAACGGTAAGACGTGGAGGGAAGATCGTCGCTTGTCGACCCACTGCGTTCACTGGACCATGCGTCTCGGGGGAGCGTTTTTCAATGATCTGTCCTATGGTAAGCACACCGGGGAAACGGCATGGAGGGCAAGAATGGCTAGTACTGAACATAACCAAGGCCCGAGCGACGGCGGTGGCAAGACGGGCGGAGTTGACTCCCCTGATGGCGGAAAGCCGCCTAAGTCGGACGAAGAAAGTGGTCCGAAGGCGGTGAGGACAACGGCGGTTCAGTGCCTGGCGGGGGTAAGGTGAATGAGGCGCCTACGAAGGCCGGGGCGCCATAGAGGGCAAAGCTGGCAGCTGATATCGCTTTGCGGATAGCCATGGCGGACCGGCTGCCGTTCCGGATGAGTTCCATATTTTTACCTCCGCCTAGCAGCTAACGCGCTGAGGCACGGCCCAAGCGTTCATTGCCTTCGCGGCCAACTCCCTCCAATGGCGCTCGCCATATTCACCGCCGCCGTTATCTGAGGTGGCAAAAAGCCCCCCCTCGTTTCAAATCTGAAACAGATTTAACGCGAACGCTTAAATTTGTATTTTCATAAAATTCTTGTTTTTCCGTAATTTTTTGAACTAAAGTTCTATGAGTCTTGCACTGCCTGACCTGTGAAAGGATTACTCGCGCACGTCTCGAGTTTTTCGCTAATGATATTTAAACATGATTTGATGGTGAAATAATAAGGAGGGAAGATAAAAATGAAAATCGATACTTCAGTTTCAATCTTAAGCGCACTGCAAAGCAATGAGACAAAAGACGGCTTCACCGAAATACGCGAAGGCTTCATTACAAACCCCAACGTCGGCTCAATTACTCATGAGTTCACTTTCAAGAGCGATCCTTGGACAGTACCTAGTACAGCCGGTGCAACTCTAATTATTTTTCGAGATATTAAATTGTCGGTGACCAAGGTATTCAACCCCCTTAATCACACCGATTTATTCTACGCCCTCACGTGGACACCTGAGTATCATTACAGCGCAGGGAAAGACGGACACAATGACTATCCGGAATGTCCGCTTAAATTTATGGATAACAACTATGCAAAATTGGAATCCGTAGAAAAACGACTGGAATTTCCTTGCAATGCCAGTGGACGTCAGTCATTAACATCAAAAGGCGATCCCGATTTCTTCGACCGAATAGCACACGTTTCTTTCACCTTACCGCCCTGGACGTGGATTGCTTGTTGAGATTTTGGAGAAGAAAATGATTTCTCCCGCCGCAAATTCGATCGTGAGACCGACAAGCGTGTCTGAGGTCAAAGAATTAAACCTGCCTTATTTACCACCGGACTTAAGCGTCGCATTGCAAGCGGCTCCCAAAATGAGCCTACGAAGCCAACAATCGAACGTGAAAAATCAAATGCGGGGAGATTTCTGTACAACTTTTGCGGCACTTGCGGGCTTCGAGTTCGTTATCAAAAATGGTCGTGGCGGCACGGCTTCTATCCCTGACGTCGATCTCTCCGAGGCCCATGCAACTTATGCTGGGGAAAAGCGCCACGGCGACTGCCAGCCGGGTATTCCGATATGGGTCATCATGGAAGCCATTTCATACAATGGTGTGGTATTGGAGGATGTGTGGCAATTTGATCAACTACAAACGTGTGCACCCAATCCACCAGACAGAAGCAATGCCGCCTGGTTTACTCTAAAGCAATATGCCCTCGTCTCTCTAGTAGAGCATGACGAGATAATGAAAAATATAAAAAAAGTTGCTAATGGAGAGTCAGCGACCATTTTTTATAGCTCTGACATCCTCCGGAATTCGCTAGCAACTCAAAATACTCCCTGCATAGTCGATATACCCCTTTTCCCCAATGCTGGATGGGAAAGCAGCAATGGTGATGTCCACCTCCCGACGTCAGCGAATGCGTCAGGATGGCTTGACGGAAACTCAGCCGGTGATGTCGACTGGCATTGTATTTGCGTAACGGGTTACGACGATACTACGCGCCGTTTTGAGTTCAAAAATAGTTGGGGGGCGATGTGGGGCGACATTGGATACGGAACAATTTCATATGAGTACATTAGTGCTTTTAACAGGACCGTTTTTGATTTTCGGGGATCATATGTCCGGTGGGTTGGTCCGCCTCCAACTCCTTGGGGAGGTGCCTTCTAGTTACCGCCGGCTCGAACGTTATTTGCGAGACGTGGGCCGTTTCGGTGGCGGCCGGTGACTTTCTAATCCAAAGGCCTGTCTCTGGACATGCAAGCTTTCATCGGCAGACACGACTTCGCTCGCCGTCCGCCTGGCTTTTGCGGCGTCGCGCCTACTCTGGGTAGCCACGCCCTCGGCCTGGTGTGCGTAGCTAGAGCTTCCTTTTCGCCCCGGCAAGAATCCGCTGGAAGGATTTCTTCCTGTTTTGTTTGCCCGCATGGGGGGCTGCCAAATTCGAAATCCAGCGACCTTCACGGTGCGGATGAGACGTTTGAGCGTCTGATTGACGGTATCTTCGGATGGCGCGCTTTCTGGCCGATCTCAGCCGTAGGATATCGGCCTTCGCGTAGCTCAATATTGAAGCCGTTCTTACCGTGCCTTGGACATTAAGGCATCGTAGCTTCGTTCGCAGGCTTGGCCGGCAATGTGGGCTGCGTCAGCATACTCCGCCAGGACTCCCGCTCTCTCGTCAATCCGGCTGAGCACGTCGGCAAGCATTCTGCTGGCGTCGAAGGCTGGCGCGCTGTCACCTGGAGCGGCGGCACAGACGGCGTCACCACGGCCGGCAAGGGCTGAGGCTTGCTGGCGCAGGCCGACAGCAGCAGCATGGGCAGCACGAGCATCAGCGCGCGCATCTTCGGCTTCTTTCTTGGCAGCATTGGCAATTCCGGCTTGTGCCGCGGTGCGGCGTTGTTCCTCGGCGCGCCCTGCCTCGACGGCTTGCGCGAGTTGCTGAGCGCGTTCCGCGCGATCCTGCTGACGCGCGGCGTGTAGGTCGGCGATGTCTGCGCCCAGTCGCCAGCCGTTGACCAGCCAGCCAACGGCAAACAGGCAAACTGCACCGGCCACTGTCACAATGGCACGCCACGGCAGCGCCTTTAGTGAAGCGCGAATGGTGGCGGCAATGGGAATCATGCGGCGGATCTCCCCAGCGCGATGGCGTCCGCGTCGGTAGCGCCTGCGAACAGCGCGCACTCCGCCGCCCGTCGACGCACAAGGCCCTTCAGCACCGCACCACCGGCCTTGTTCCAAAGAGAGAACTGCTCCATGGCGGCATCGAAGTCGCCCGCGTTCACCCTACGCAGCAGCGATGATGGATTGCCATTCTTGAGCGTTACGAGGCCGTCCTTCTCGCCCTTCTTCCCTGGGCCAACGTTGAAGCAGAACGACACAAGGGCGTCGAACTGGCCCTGCGTCAAGGGCACCTTTACCGCAGCCCAGACGATCCGCTCGTGTTCGGCCACGTCGTGCACGAGCAGCTCGTCAGCGCGTGCTTGCGAAAGCATCATGCCCAGGCGCACATCTGACCCGGTGTGCCCCCAGCCGATGGTAGGGATGCCAGCGCTGTCGCGATACGCCGACAGGCGGCAGCTCTCGAAATATTTGATGACCGCGAGGCCATTGCTGGAGATCTTCATGTGGACTCCGCAGAAATGAAAATGGCCACCCGAAGGTGGCCAGCATGAAAACGCGTGCGTCAGCAGCTATGAGTGGGCACGCCGGTCCAGCACGACACGCACCGCATCCAGAATCACGGAGATATCGCCGCGGGTAATCCACACGAGCCACATCACGATGACGTTCACGGCAACCTCTGTCGGCTCGACCGGCGTGTAATACAGCCCGCACCAGACCCGCGCGGCCAACACGCCGTAGACGGCCACGAAGGCATAGCGCGAGAGCCGCGCATGCAAGTCCAGCGATCCGCCACCTTTCGGCTGAGAGAACACCAGGATCAGCGCGATCACTGTCGCGAGCAGCCCGTTTGATAGCAGCAGCACCAGGTCCACAACGCCTCGGGCGCCAAAGTACAAAGTCATTTCATTCATGACGATCCCTTCCGATAATGCGCTCCACCAGCCTGTTCAGGATCTGGGGTAGAGCCGTCTCCAGCCAGTCGAGCACAATGACGGCAACACCCACAACGGAAGCCGCCGAAATGAATGCAGCCAACCACGCTGGCATCCAGGCCACAGCTGTGCTCACTGCAGGCGTGACTGCATATCCGCCAACGAGCGAGATGCAGAAATAGAGAATCTTCTTGAGCCACGACGGCTCTTTGCTGCGCAAGAGGAACAACATCGCGCCGCAGAACACCCCGCTCAGCACTCCAATCTCAGGCCGGACACCCAGTGCACTCAACGTCAGCCCGCTCGCAATACCCGTAACCACGGCAGCGCCGGCTGACGAAGTAGGTTCAAGCATTTCCCCCTCCAAATGCGAAGGCCGCCAGAAGGCGGCCTGTTGTGATTCGCGCGCCGGGGCAAGCGCGTGGTCTAGTCTTCCAAGATCTTCGCCATCGCGGCCGACCAGGGCACCAATCGTTTGGGCTCAATATGGTCATCACTCGGCATCACTCCACGTAATTGACTGAATCTCGGAAGGGCTGTTGGCGCGATCGATCCGGGCCATCAGCGCTACACGCTTGCCTACCACCGCGCCACATGCCGAAAGATATTCAGCGGACCTGGTAGTTACTGTCGAAGCAAGCTCTGCCACGGATATCCCACATCCCGCGGAAATGGCACTGAGCATCGGAGTTGATACTTCCGGATCCGACATGAACGCTTGCGCCTCTGCGAGCTGCTGACTCCACGTCGCGATCTCCCGGTTTGGATACGCGGCTGTGAGCGCAGCCAGCTCGTCTTCTGCCGCAGCATTCACTAGTGCCGCCTGCCGCACCTTCGCGTCGGCAAGCGTTTCCGCGATGGCCGCATCGGTGAATTTCCACTGCACCCCATCGCTGATTACATGCCAGCCGGCATGAGGCCGGGGAAATATCTCGGTAACTTCGACCCAGACAAGATCCGGATGAAACATTTGGGTCATGTCGCCGTCGGTTGAAAGTAGTTCTGCGACCATGCCTCCGTCAACGCGCGCGTATGTTCTCGGCATTAGCTCCACTCCCTCACGATCACAATGCCCGGCGCCCCGCGACCGGCAGCGCCACCCCCGCTTTCCGTTGGCTTCGTCCGGCCATATCCCCCTGCACCGCCGGATCCTCTGCCGGACCCATCTGAAAAAGGCGTAGGGCCGGAGCCATAGAAGCAGCCCATGCCGCCCGCGCCAAACTTCGAGCTCCCACCGCTCGTGTAGTTGCCTATGTTTGTCGCTACAACCGGAGCCGAACCCTGGCCCCTTAGATTGAGATCGCCACCTACGGCAGTGCCTCCTGCCGTACCAAGCAAAGGGATCGATGACAGGGATGCCTGCCCTCCTACGCCGCCGCCAGCCGATGCGACATTTCCAAAGGAAGTCGTGCCCCCCGGTGAGCCGTTTGCGCCGTAAGCTGTCGGCCCTGGCCCGCCGGCGCCGACCGTGATGGGGACAATGTCCGGTAGTGCGCTGGCTATCCTTCTGAACCATACGTACCCCCCCGCCCCGCCGCCGACGGCTGAACCGGTAGTGCCCCAGTTGCCGCAACCGCCAGAGCCGCCTCCGCCAACCAACTCAGCTTCAACGAGCGCGGGGTTGTTGGTTGCCTTGCGCCAGGGCGGATTCGAGATGAAATGCTCACCGGTTCCCGCCTCGAGAAACTTGATCGAACTACCCCATGGCGTCGCCGAGACCTGAAACCTTACGGCCGGCGTTGGATATGGCAGCCCCGTCGGCTCTTGTACCGAAACGACAAAGTACGTTTCGCCGGAAATGAGTCTCGAAGGCAATTCCCCGGTGCTACTGAACACCACGGGCGAGCCTACGAGCGGCGCAACCAACGAACAGGTGATATCCGGCGAACCGGCCGTGAAATCTACGGATTGCGCCACGGTGGAGTACACCGTCTCTGCGAGCAAGACCGACGGCGGCTGGACCGGCGGAGGCGCAAATTGAAGGTTTAGATTGCCCTGCTCGTCTTCGATGGCCTTTAGGAACTTCCCATCTGCCGCTGTGGTGCCATCCACGGGATAGCCGGTGATCCTTGTCGCGTTCGCTTTCGACGCGGCGCCAAAAGGATCGTAGAGGACGTCCGAACGCTCCTTAGTCAAATATTGCTGGTGCGGATCGGTCTTTGCCTCATGGGCCTGCACGGCACTCGACGCCGCGCCACTCTCGTCAGCGCCAACTTGCTCCGCCGAAATGCCCGTAAGCCGGCTGCCATCAACAGCGGGCAATGCCCCATTGGTGTCAAGCTGAACGAGATCCCCGGGCCTTGCGCCAATACTTGGCTTGTTCAGGATCTCCGCGAGCCCGTCAGTCGCAGCCCAGTCCGCATTGACCTGAGCTGCCGGGATGGTGGGCTTATTGAGGATTCGGCCTGGGCCGCTCGTGGCGTTCCAGTCTGCGTTCAACGGTACCCAGTTCCTCGCAGAGCCATCCGTCGCATCCGGGTTGGTCTTGTTGCTGTCGGCCTGATTCGACCAGTAGCTCTTGCCGTCCGCCGCGAGCAGTACGGCACCCTTCGGATAGCCGTCGACCTCCGGGGCAGCTGCGAACCCCTGGTCAAACGAGAACATCCCCCCGGCCTGCACCCACCGTACGGTGAGCGAAACCAGGTAAAGCGCACCATTCACGTCCTTGCCATCGGCAGGTTTCCCACCGAATGCGGCAGGACGCATAGTGACGTCAGGAAACCCCAGCCGGAGGGACGCGGCATTGGGAGAAGAACCTGCCGAAGGGCTATCCGGGATCTCGTTGCGCAGCCCGGCCGCCGCAAACGGCGTGACCAGGAGTCTCGGTTGCTCATTCGATTTCATTTCTGCCCTGTATTGTTACTGGTCCGGCGCCACCGGCCAACGCACGTCCGTCGGCCAGCCAGCCTGCAACGGCGCGTCCCGCAGCGCCTGGCGATACGCCCGCCACGCTACCGGCACGTCCTCGCCGAGTTCCACCGCACGAAGAACCAACCAATCCGAGGCGGTAATGAGCGCGCCACGCACTTGCCGCGCGTGTGCGTCGGGATCCTTTGGCAGTGCCAGCAGAGGATCCGCCTGGACCGGTGGCGGCGCGTCCAGCGCGCCTGCCGGCACGACCTCGCCGATGGCATGTACCACATGCTTTGAACCGTCCGGCAGCCAGTATTCCTTGCCTCGGAAGTCCGGCACGACCTTCCACCCGCCGCCTATGATCACGGCGATCTCGTTTGGTCCGACACGCGGCCTGTTTGCTTCAGTAGGGGGGCCGTCGGATCGCTGCAGTGGCTGGGGCGCACCCGGGGCGGCCACCTCATCAATTTTCCAGCCCCCCCGCGTCAACCGCGCCCGCTGACGCGCCGGATCAAAACCGTCAGGCAGCGGCCGCAATGTGCAATACGGCGGCAGGAGGAATTTTCCGGGACTCTCGGGGTGTTCCTGCACCATGGTGGTCCCGAGAAAGAGCCCGCTCGCATCGCATTGGAACGCAGTGGTCGTGCGCGTCATGAGTGTCCTTACAGCTTGATGATGAAGTTGACAGCGATGTTCTTGCCTCGTGTTTCGGGGCCACCCGTCGCCTGAATCGAAATGCCAGTGGCGCTTCCGTAGATCCCTATCCCGGTTGCGGCAGCGCTGAGCCAGATTCCCGTGGCGCTCGGACTGGTCATGCCCCACATGTTGTCAAAGTCGGTTTTGCCGGAGCCCGGGAGGCCAGCCCCATAGGTGCCCCAAGGCGGTGGCCACCCCGATTCCCCCCAGGGCGCCACGTGCTGGTGCGGGGGATCGTTGACGCCATGGCTGTGCAATGGGTCATAGACACCGTGGGCATGCAGGGGATCGTTGACGCCGTGTATGTGGCTGACAACGCTGTCCGCCTGGTATGAGCCGAGAGTACGGCCGGGATCAAGCCCCCTACCGTGGTCAAGGCCGCGCAGGAGCACCCCGCGGGTATCCGGCAAATAGAAGCTGTTGGCATCCGGCGCGCCATAGATTGTTCCGATCACCTCATACAGCGGGCCAAAGACTTGGGACACCCGAGGCACGGCTGCCCCGTTCACCAGGGCATAGTCGTCGGGGACCACCGAGCCAGGAAACGGGAGAATGACCCCGGTGGGCACGCCGGGCGGCAGCCGCGAGAAGGCTTGCGTGAGCGCGTCGACGCTGTTGCCATCGATCGAATAGCCGAAGGCGCGCGCCAGCTCTTTCATCTGCTTGAAGAGCCAGGCAGTACGCTGGTCCACGATCTGCTGCAGCCGGTTGAACTGCTCCACCTCCGGCGGCACATCGCCGATGAATGCCCACCCCTCCTGGTAGTCGGCCGAGTTCAACGGGACAATCTGCCCGTTCGTTGCCCATACGGTTTCAAAGTCGTCAAAAAAGTCGATGGCCATGCCTAAAACTCTCGTGCGAGTACACCTTCACCGAAGCCCCAGAAACCCTGGCTCTTGAATCCGAAGGGTTTTGGCCCGCTGCCTGACATGGAGAGGATTCCCACCCCCGCCGCCTTCGGTACGTATGAGCGCACGTCGATATCTCCGACACTGCCCGGCCGGACGTCCATCCAGATGCGCATCTTGGCGTTGCCGGCATCCGAGACCAGAACCCTTGATGCGCCGAAGATCGCCTTCAGCGACGCCTGAATTTCCGGGGTGGTGCCGTGCCCATTGTTGATGGCGATCTTCCACTTCAGGAGGCGCCGATAGAGCGGGTCCGGGATGCCACGAAGCGCCCTCTCGGAGCCTGCCCCACCCTCGTTCCAGAACGGCGCCTGGCTGAACGGCTTCGCGTCCGGGTCGCCTTCGAAGCCGATGTAGTCGTACTTGGGCGCATAGGCCGTAGTGCGGTCCAGTACCACGATCGTGCCAATGCCATCGAGCTGCGCCCCTTCCGCGGAATCGAGCGACCGTTTGTCGCGCAGATCCCTCAGGGCATCCTGCAAGCCATCTGCTGGCTTGAGCAGCGCGCGGACCAGGGCTTCGAGATTGCTGCGATCCTTGAATTGCGCCAGCCAGTGCGACCACGCAATCTCCCCGTGTGCCTGGTTCAGGTCCATGGCAGCACCTCCACGCGCGACACATCGAAGTCCGCACGCTCAAAGGGCTTCACTGCGAAATTCCCAGCCACGTAATCCTCTTCAGTCGGCACGTACGCCGGGTCCGTGGAGCAAGCAAGGCGCAAATCCACCATAGCCACGCCTGGGGTCGTGTACACGCCTTTGTAGAGCTTCTGGAGAACGATGTCCTCGCCGATGTCGAGGGTCTTTCCCTCTGCGGCAATGCCGGCCTGAATCCGGTCGAAGCCATCGGTCGGGAAAACTTTTTCCTCCGGCGGCAGTTGCATCACACTGGCTTTTGCCCAGACGTAGACCTTGTGGGGCCTATCGAACAGGATCTCGTGCAGGTCGCCATCATCGTCCTGCACCATCAGAACCGTATCGCCGACCGTGTCGATACCACCGCCCTTGAGCCGAAAGATGGCGTCGGCGATATCCTGGTCCAAGCCCCCGTCGACGACTACATGCACCGAGTGCGGCGGTCGCCCATACTCGTCCGGGTCGTCGCCATCGTTCTCGAAATCCTTGACCGCCAGCACACCCGGGACCATCTCCCAAATGTTTGCCGAGATGCTTGGCAGCGTTGCGGCACCCAGCCGATAAATGCCTCGCTTGTAGCGCCCACGCAGGCTGGCGTCGTTCTCGTCGGGCCGCCCCACGGAGCCCGGCTGCAGGTTGTTCACCGCGGTCCAGCCGGGGGTCTGCGTCACGATCTGGCAGAGATCTCCGACGAGCGCCACCTCGGAGACATTGTCGAACGTTTGTGCGAGCGCAGGCGTACCGATTGACGCCAGCCGGAGATTCGCCGATACGGCCACGGCGAAGGCGGCGCGCCCGTCGGTGAACAGCCGCACGCCCGTTGCCAAGGTCTCGACGTTCTTCTGGCTGGGCAACAGCGCCGCTGCCAGGCCGTTGATGATGCTCTCCGGGTTCGGCGCGGCGCCGGTATGGTGTGTGTACAGAACACCGTCGATCAGCACGGTGTAATCGGTATCGGGCGCCACCGTCCGAACCTCCACCGTGGCATCCGCTGCGGTCGCCGCTGTGATGGTGGCACCATCGGGGATACCCCATAGCGTCTGCGTCGTACGGTGCCGGATCTGCGAATCGGGCTCGATCTCGGTACCTTCCACACCATACAGCACGACGTAGCAACGTGATGGCTCGGCCGCGAGGCGCTTCGCTCCGGAGAACGATACGGCGTTGTCCAGCGATACCTGTGATGCCGAAGGCGGGTACATCGCGTAGTAGACGCCCTCCGCCAACTCCCACAGCGCGCTCTCTCGCTCTGAGAAAGAGTCAACCAGGAGGCCAATCAGCGAATCCGGTCGCGTCTCGACCGGGCCAGCGTATCCTCGCGCGCGAAGACGCGCTTCGAGGTCGGTAACGATCTCCTGGCGGATTTCAGGCAGGCGCATGCGCACGAACCCATCCGGTGTTACACCGTATGCCATCAACAGGAATCCTTATGCTTTGAGGAAGTAGCGACGGGCGATGAGGCCCGCGTCGGTGTCCGCTTCGAAATCGATCTGCATCGCTCGTCCAGCGTGATCGATGAGCAGCGCGATGCGGCGAACCGTTCGAACGCCGGGAACGTCGGCAATCTTTGCCCTGAAGATCGCCTCGAGCTGGGCGCGATCCGGGCCTTTGACGAGCACCGATTCCACGTAGGGGATGCCGAACGACACATCGAGGAACCACTCGCCGAGGAACGCCAGCAGCGTTACCTTGATCTGCTGCGCGATGCGCTCGGCGCCGTCGACAAGCGATGCATCACCGGCATCCGAAAGGTCGAGATCGTGCGATGGGGATAGCGCGAGATCGAAGCCCATTACTCTGGTCCTGAAGTCGTCTTGCCATCGACCGTGTGATGGTGGCCATCCTCGATCACGTTGTCAGACGTGATCGTCCCGTCCTTGTGGTTGATGTCTCCGCTGATCGTCGTGCCCGCGCCGCCGCCAGATCCGGCCAGTCCCTCTTCATATGTCAGCAGCTTTTCGAAGATGGCTGGCATCTGGACACGGAACACACCGGGCCCGCGCAGGATGGCGTCGCCGGACGGCGTCAGCTTCAGCGCACACTCGCCGAACTGCACGCTGACGTTCTCGGTGTCTGCCGCGCCGGTGCCAGGCCGCATGACCGGGGTGGCAAAGGCGTCGGACAGATCGAACTGCCGCGGATCATCTGGCGCGCTATCGGCGCCAGAAAGCCAGTTCTCCAGAGCGCGCTCGGAGAACGAGAGCTTCACCGCGTCCCCTGGCTTCAGCGGCACCGTGACGAGAGCCCTATGGCCCTCGATATCGCCAGCCGGCCAGCAGATCGGCACCTGCACGATCTGTGGGGCCTGCAGCACGTCACCGTTCGCCAGTTGCTTTGGCAGCGCTGGTCTCACCACGGCTGAACTGCCATCGTAAGAGACGATCACACCGGGCAGGCACGTGTGTACCTCGGCCAGCTCGGTTGCGATGAGCTGGCGCAGTTCGGTCACGTCCATGGCTACTTCCCTTTCTTCGGCTTCGGCGGTGCATTGCGGTCGACCAGCTCAAGCTCGGTCTGCCAGTCGCCGCCCTCGGAATCCCCGGTGTGCTTCACCGACTCGGCCCGATAGAAGCCCTCGGTTGAGCGGCTTTCCAGCTTGACGAGGTCGCCCGGATTGATCTGCGGCAACAGGAGCGACTTCACCCGCCAGCCATCGCGTTGCTGTGCCGCGCTGACCAGATTGGCGCGTTTGCCGGTCCGCTCGTCCTTGACGCGCGCCTTCTCGCGCGCGCCCTCGCGCATGCGCTCCGGATACCCGATCAGGCCAGAATCGGCGGCCAGCACGATGGCCTGCCGCTTCGTCGTCCCCCGCTTCGCGATCACCTGAAGCGTCTGGTTCTGGATGGACCACTCCAGCCCAGTGCCCTGAACCACCTTGTGGAGCGCCTGGCGGGCCGGGCCATAGAATGAGAACCCGTTCTGCCATGTGCGCTCTGGCACGTCGTCGGCCATGACCAGCGGCAGCCCCATCTGCTTTGCGATATCCCGCACGATGTGCTTCGCCGACGCGCCCGCGCCATACCCGAGCGACACCGCGGTATCGCGTACCTCGATATAGCCGTCTCGCACCTCCAGCTCGGTAACCACGTCGGGCCCGTCGAAGTACGTGTAACCGAAGGTCACCGCGCCGGCTGCCATCAGCACCGGGCCGTCCTCCTCCGCATAGCCGGCGTAGAGAACGCAATGGGTATCCGGGGTCTCAATGGTGCGCCGCGTCTCGGGCTTCAGGTTGTAGACGCGGATCTTGTGCGGGTTCGGCTGCTCGCTGGCGTCCTTGTCGATCTCGAAGGTGATGCGAATCGGTGGGGCGATTTCCAGTCCAGGCTTGCCTGCCCTGCCCAGCAGCAGCCGGTATGTCCTGTCAAATCGCGCCATTCTTCAACTCAGCAGCTTCGATGTAGACCAGGGCCACATCGCCGGACGGCAAAGCAGGCCGACTGATCGTGTCACGGCCGTCGGGCGTGATAGCCATCAGCTCGCCGGCGGGTACCGGCAGGTGCCGGAATCGGTCCACCAGTGCTGAGTCCGGCACGACGGCGATGCCGGCGATGATCAGCTCGTTGTAGGCGTTCTCGATAGACAGTGCCCACAGTTCCGCCTCGCTATTCCATGCCAGGTGCAAGAAGAACGTCCGCTCGTCCAGCACGACCTCTGTCAGGCTGTCATTCGCATCAAGAACCGGGATTGTCAGCATCTATTTCTTCCCGAAGATTCCGCCCAGGATTCGCTTGAGGTCGCTCTTTTGCTTGTCGGTGGGCGGCTTTCCATCGACCTTCCCGGCGTTGGCCTTCGTCGCCCCGGCTTTCCCCTTGGCCTTGCCTTTGCCAGACACCTTCTCCGGCGGGATATCCGCGGTGCGAAGCGTGACCTTCCGGATCCGGCGGAACTCGCACGACACCTCGAAGAACTCGCCCTTGCTGTCCCGGCTGATCTTGCAGGTCTCCATCACCATGTCGGTGTAGGTATCCAGCCCGGTCACGACGATGACCGGCAGGCGCTCGCGATGGATCGCGCGCATCGCCTCCTTCGCCGTGATCAGCTTGCTTCGGCCGCCGGCACCGAACAGCACCGTGTCCGCGGCAGTGATCCAGCCGGCCAGTGACAGCCGCTCCGACTCCTGCACCACGTGGTCAGAGATGGGCGCTCCATCTTCCACCGCGTAAGCGGTTGCCTGGCTGGCGAGCGCCGTCTCCTCGTTCAGGAGCGCATCCAGCAGGATCGCGCCGATGCTGGACTTTGCCGTCCCGCTATCGAACACCAGGGAAACGAAGCTCATGCACCCGCCTCCACCATCGGCAACGCCGCAGCAGCCCTCGACATGCGGCCGGGGCTCACGGCCGTCCGGATGCCGCGTTCAGTCGCCGCGGCAATGGCCGCAGGGCTCGAGTTCGGCGCCGTCACCTGAACACCGCCGATGTTGTTCTGAATGGTGACGCCGCCCGCCGGCGCGACGCGCTGCACGTCGGCTGCGCCAGCTCCGAATACCTTGTTACCTACCCACGCACCAGCGTCCTTGACCCAGTCAGGAATGGGGATACTGGCCAGCTTGTCCGAAATCCACGTCGTGATGGCCTGGCCGATTCCCTTGATCCAGGCGATGGCCTGATCGTAGAACTCCCCCATCGACTTCTTGGCAGAAGCCCATGCCTCTTCGGCCCACTTCTTGATGTCCTGCCAGTGCTTGTAGACGTAGACCCCCAACGCGATCAACGCCGCAATGGCTGCCGCGATCAGCACAGCGGGCCAGCCGACGATGGCAGCGAGCCCAGACACCAACATCGCCACGCCGCGGACTACCCAAAAGATCGCCTTTCCGAAGCTGAACGCGAGCTTCACGATGGAGAGCAAAGGCGTCGACAGGCCCAACAGCAGAATGCCGATGGTTCCCCACTTCGCCAGCCATGGCCCCATTTCCTGGCCAATACCGCCGAGCTTGTTCTTGATCCACTCGATCTTGCCCTTGATGCTGTCCAGCGTGTCTCGCCATTTTTCCGCCGGCCCGATCAGGTCGCCCATGACGGAATCTCCGCCCTGCAGCCATACCCAGATGTCCTGGCCGATCAGGTAGATGGTGGCCAGCAGCGCAGCCATGCGCAGGAAGGGCCAGAGTGCGCGCAGCGAAAGCGCCCTCAGCTTGACCATTGCGGCCTGCAGCAGCGTGGTTGCCTTTGTGGCTTGCAGCAGCTGCATACGCATCTGCGTAAGCGCCGTCGACGCGGCAATGAGGCCCAGCACCTTCAGGACGTCGGTCAGGTTCTCTGCTACCCACGCAGCAGCCGCGGCGAACGCGTTGGCCGCACCGGTGGCCTTGTTGAGCGCGTTGATCTGCCGGCCGAGCACGTTCTTCAGGATCACCATGGAACCGCCGAACGTCTTCGGCATGCGCTCGAACTCCACCCCGATCTTGTCTGCTTGCTTCAGCAGCCCCTGCGCCAGCTCCTTGCTGGTCAGCTTGCCGGCCTTGCCCAAATCCTTCAGTTGGCCCACCGAGACACCAAAGGCTTCGGCAATGGCCTGTGCCAGCCGCGGCGCCTGCTCGATGATGGAGTTCAATTCGTCGCCACGCAATGCGCCGGCTCCGAGAGCCTGGCCGAGCTGCATCAGCGCCGCCTGCTGGGCGCCGGTGGAGCCCCCGCCGATGGTCATTGTCTTACCGATGATCTCGGTCAGATTCAGCGAGTCGGACAGGCCGAGGCCAAGATCTGAGGCATTGCGTTGCACCTTCTGGAATAGATCGCCGGTGGCGGTGTACTCCTGGCGCGTCCGTTGGGCGATGCCGTAGATCTCCTGAAGCGCATACTTCTGCTCATCGACGCTCTTGGTGGCCAGACTGACGCGCCCTTCCACGCTTGCCCACTCGTCCGCGACCCGGGCAGCCTGCACAACGGAGAAGCCGGCGACAAGGGAGCGGACCACGCCGGCGATGCCGCGGTACCCACGTCCCATCCTCTCGACCGACTCGGCCCCCTTCTCCTGAGCACCGGTCAAGCCCTGCTGTTCACGCAGCACGTCGCGCACGCCCTCGCGCGCGCCCTCCATGAACCCGGCGCCAAACTCGCGGACGGTTCGCGCCCCAGTACGCAGCTTTGCCATACCGTTGCGGAATGCGGCTTGATAGCGACGCAGGCCCGAGTTGTCCACCTCGTACTTGAGGACGGTGACGAGTTCACGGATTGCGTTCATTTCTTGGCCTCCGCCTCTTTGATGGCTGCTGCCTCGGCAGCTTCCATGGCGTCAAGGACCGCGTTGGCTTTGAGAAGGTGGACCAGGTCGACACGACCTTCCTCGACCGCGTCGATGTGGACCCAGCCTGCCTTGATCACGCGCCAGATCATCAGCTCATGTTCGAAATCTTCCCGGAACCGTCCGACAGCTTTGCGAGCAGCTTTTGGGCCAGTCCAGAACGGCCGGCCCAACGCTCCAAAAAATCTGCAAAATTGAAGCGGATGACGTGATAGAGCAATTCGAGGATGTCGCCGAGGTCGCTAAATGCCAGGTTGCGCACTGTGGCGCTCAGTCGTTCATCTCGGCCGTTGATCGTGACGGCGATGTATTTCTCCGTCAGGAGCAAGTCCACCCACTTCTGGACAGTTCGGCCGTCCAACCGCTCGGACAGTTCGCGGAACGCCTTGACCAGGCCATCGTCCTCGGCTGCGGCGTTGATGGCAGCTGAGCCCTTGTCATCGAATGCCGAGAGCAGATTGCCCAGCGCCGGAAGTACCTCGCGCTGCAGATCAAAGAACATCGGGAGTGCCTCAAACGGGGGAATCTTCGTGATGTAGAAGTCCACGTCACTGATGGTTACCTTCTTCACATTCGACTTCGGTTCCATCAGCTGTTACCCCCCACAAAATAGATGCTATTGCCGGTCTGGATCTCCCACTCCCGCTCACCCACTTCCTTGCCAAATTCAGACGTGGGGAGCTTGACAACCCACGCTTCGGACGACGTGAAAAGCGTGCGGCCGCGCAAATCGGTGACTGCGATGGGGAAGATGCCGCCACCGCCGCTCAGCCGGTCAGCTTGCAGCAGCGACGACAGAACGTCGTTGCCCGCGCTCGTCTGCTGCAGCTTGATGGTGACCTTGCAGCGGCGGTCGCTGGACATCGCACGCGCGACCTCGCCATCAGCGCCGCTGGTGGACGTCACGCCGTCGCCGATCTCCTCGATGCTGATAAAGCTGTCTTCGGCAAAGCCCGACAGGGTCGCGGCGGCGACGGTGACATTGACCCGCGACGGGTCGTAGGTGTGTGTCGTCATGCGAGACTCCGATTACAGGGCGTAGGTAAGGTTGCCTTTGATGTTCACTGCGTGGATCGCGCCGGCCAGCCGCGCGGTAAAGCCCACGTCGTTCAGCACGCGGTTCGCCTTGTCGTTGAACGGGACGCTCGCGGCGCGCGGCGCGGTGATCGTGTAAGACGGGATCGTGCGCATGTCGTCGTCCACTTCCGGCGGCGCGATACCGCCACGCGTGACGCCAAGGTCCAGCGCCTGGCGCATTGCCGTGGTCACGATCGCGATGCCGCCATCGGTGTATGGCACCTTGCCCTTGTTGTTCTTCAGGTTCACCAGGGCGGACACGACATTCACTTTGATCTGCTCGGCCAACCAGTCGCGGAACCGGATTACATCGATCCACTCGCCTGCAGCGACCTTTCCGCTTTGCGTGATGGCGAAGTTGCGGAACGGTTCGAACGTGTTGGCGTTCTTGTTCCGCGCCGCGATGGATTCCCCCTCTGCCAGGTTGTCGTAGGTGATACCAGCAAGGCGCACGTTTGCCCACGTCTCGGCGCCCGGGTAGAAGGTGAAGCGATTCGCCGCCACCGCGGCTTCCAGCCACTCTTCGGCGGCTACCGCGTGATACCAGACGTGCGTCCGGAAATACTGCTTCTCCTGCAGCCTGGACGCGATGTCGGTGTCGATGCCGCTGTCCAGAACACCCGGATCCGCAACGCCGACGCCAAACAACTTGGCACTGGCCTCGACCCATTCGGCCGCGGCGAGGACGTCGGCCTCCGCCCGGCTGCTCAGGGTCACGCCGTACCAGCCATCGTCCTCGCGCCGGCACGCCGCCAGTGCGTCGGTCACAGACTCGGTGCTCTGCGGCGTGGCCAGCACCAAATTGCCCTTGACCCTCACGGCCAAGGCGGCGCCGTCCACGTCGCTTGTCACTGTCACCTGGTCCGCGGCGGCGACGGCGGTCACCGGGGCAGGTGTCACCGCAATGGCGGCAGCCAGCCCCTGCGCGATCTGCGCGGCCGCGTCAGTGTCCTTGCCAGAGTAGATCGCCGTCGCCATCTGCGCGGCGCCAGCGGCATCGCGCCACTGCAGCGTGGCAATGTAGTCGGACGCCGACGCCTTCGTCACCGTGATATCCAAGACATCGACCTGCTGGCGGCCGACGTAGCACTGGGTGAGTGTCGGGATCTGCTTGAACACATCCCGCACCGCCTTGTACAGGGGATCGGTGTCGGCCACGCCCATGTCGAGCAGCTGGTCAGCGCCGGTCACGACAAGCAGTCTGGAAAGCGAAGCGACATGCGGGCCGAGGACCAGAAGATCGGAGAAGGATTGCTCGCGGATCGCCGTGGTGTTCAGGCTGATCTGAACGTTGACGATACGGTCGATGTTTGCCATATGAGGCTCCAGAAATGACGAAAGCCGCCCGTGGGCGGCTCTCCGCAAGATGAATGTGGCCCTACGGTGTCGCCACCTCGACCGGCACCGGGCCGGTGGCTCCGCCAATCACCGTGCCATGGAACACGACCTGCTCCACAGCGCCAACGGCGTCCGTCAGGGTCACGGCGTAGCGAATCCCCAGTTCCAGCAAAGCACGCGGCTCGTAGGAGGCTTGGTCCCGCAGCACCGGCATTTGGCTGATCTTGCCGACATCGAAGACGGCGAGATCCAGGCGCTCGGCGTCCGCCAATGCGGCCTCCATGCCCAGGCGCTGCGCAAGGCTGTCCAGTGCGTCGTAGCTGCCGCGACCGAAACACTGCAGCTCGACGGCGGCATCCCGGTGCCCGGTGACGAGCTGCTGGCCCGCGTCATCCACGGCACCGCGGTGCAGCGGAAAGCGGTGTGCCGTCTGCACGCGCAGCTGGATATATGGCTTCTGGGGACGGGGTCCGTTCTCGTCGGCAAAGATCACCGGCACGCCGCCGGCCACTGCCGTGATCAGCCCCAAGATGGCCTCCTCTGGCGTCATGGCTCGGTCTCCAGCACAGCGTGATAGCGGTAGTGGGAGATCACCCCGGACTGCCAAGGGCTGACGGCCACCACCAGGTACTCGCCCGGCCGCGGGCCAAACGGCCAGATGAGCTTGTCGCCGTTCCGATCGTTCGCGCCAGCCACGTTCAGGACGTCCGTCGTGTAAATGCGGACAGCGGCCTCGATGCGCCGGCCCTCCATGAGCGCCTGCATCTGGTCAAAGTCGATCAACCGAATCGGCTGCACCGAGGCCTGGATCGTCACAATGCCCTCGTCGGCCCCGTCGACCCAGCGGCCTTCTACCCACTGCCCGGCCGCGCGGCGGCGGATCTGGGTTGGCTTTCGAAAGCTGCTCATTTCAGCTTCTCGTAACGGATGGCGCCCAGCATGACGGCGTGGTCGATCAGCGGCGTGCTGCTGCCCTTCTTCTTCACAGTCGACGGCGCATTTGCTACTGCCCAGCCCGGAGACTGCTGCACGTGGGCCTTCTGATGCTTCTCGACCCACAGCCCAAGCGTGTCCATGGCCGCGCCGGGATCGGCGCCGCCAGCGACGGCATTGGCCTGCCGGTCCATCGCCATGCCGAGCACCTTGCGGTTCTTGTCGAAAAAGTCGCGCACGAATGGCCGGGCCGGGATGTCCTCCGTCCCGAACTCGTTGAAGATGGCGACATCGAGGACGTCCATGCCGCTGCCGGGCTCCTTGCCGGCGTCGGCCTGGATGCCAACCTTCACGCCCCGCCCTGCCATCTGGGACTGATCCTTGACGAACTTGGCCAGGCCCCGGTCAATGACCTTGACACTCACACCCATGGCGCGGCCTCCCGACGGTGATAGCGCCATAGCCACACAAATCAGCAAGGCGCTGGTACTTCGCGTGGAACCCCATCGGATCGTTCACATCGCCGTCGCCACTGGCCGTGCCGGCCCGGTAGGTCCGCGCAAGGTCGCCCTCCTTCTCGCTGGCGATACCGGCGGGGATGACTCCCATGGACGCTGCGGCGGCCTGTTGCTGCATGCGGTCGTATAGCAGCCATGCAGCGTACCAAGCCTGGGCCTCGTCCTGCTTGTCCTCCGGCAGACACCACGGGCGGTATCCTTCCGCCTGCTGGAGAGCGAACGCCTTGTCAGCCTGCGGCTCGCCGGCCACCGCCGGCGCCAGGAAGTCCAGCAGTTCGACAGTCGCCGCCATGCCTATTGGCCCCGAACCTGATCATAGAGAGCCTGCAGGTCGGCCTTGCTGGCGTTCTTCGGGTACTCCACACCAGCGGCGTCGAGCGCCTGCTTCAACGCCGCCACGGTCTGCGGATCGGCTTGGCCGTCAGCGCCATCTCCCGTGTCGTCGGCGTCGGCCGCCGGCACCAGGACGCCCCGCTTGAGGAGGGTCTGGATGCCACGGTTCTCGCCGTCGACCTCGGCCGTCGCCAGCGGCGCAATCACCAGCGTGCCGCCGACGGTCACAACGAACGCTGCAGTGTTCTTCACTCTCATGTCAGATCTCCGCCTTGGTGAGTGCCAGCGGGTAGTACACGGTCACGCCCGCAGTGCGGGCCAGGCACGGCACCACCAGCTCGAGGTTGCGGGCTTGCGCCGGTAGCTGGTTGAACGGCATGGGGTTCTCCATGCTGACGTTGTCGGAGCTGAACTCGTACATCAGCGTGAGCGGCGTGCCGCCTTCACCGGCGTCCTGGAACTCGGGCACCTCTTCGATGGTCAGGCCGGGGTGTTTGCCCTTGAAGAACTCGCCGACGGTCTTGCCGACGGAGTCCGGCAAGCGCCGCGAGAAGAGCAGCGAGTACTCAATGCTCGGCAGCGCCCACATGGTCGGGGTGTGGACACCTTTCGACTGGATGCGGACCGCGTTCCACAGCGCATCGGCATCCTCCAGCATCTCGTCCGCCGTGCGAGCAGGGTTGGCCCAGTCGCCATGCGGAAGAACGGTCACTCCGATGTTCGGATGCGTCGTCAGGCCGAAGAGGCCATATTGCGGATCGCCCACCATCGCGACCTGGTTCAGCTTCACATCGACCGCGCGGCGCGCGGCGCTGGCCTTGCGGGTCGGAAGATTGGCCTGCAGCGCCATGCTGGCGCGCAGCTCGGCGATGTTGTAGCCATAGCTGTCGCCGATGTCCTTGATGCGGACGGTCTTCTCCTCGCCCTTCACATCTGCACGCGGCAGGTCGTCGGCGTAGTTCGCAACGATCTTGGCCATGCCGACCTGGTCGAAGTAGCGATAGGTGAACGTCTCGGCCCATTCAGGCACCTCGGAACTCTGGGGCACCAGCTGCATACCCTTCATCGGCGGCAGCTTGCGGTCGTAGGTGCGCGCCTTGACGTAGTCGAGCTCGCGCGCGGCGAAGATCGATTCGTCCTGGCGCAGGCCCCCCATCTGGGGCGCAAAGGCCTGCACGGCGGCCAGATCGGCTTCGTCGTAGTGTGTGTGTCGGTTCATATCTCACTCACGGAAATGAAAACGGCCCGCGCTGGGGCGGGCCGTGGTCACGTTTGGCGCTCGCGCGTCGCTCAGGCGAACGGGTTGTGGAGTTCCACGACAGCGATTTCGATGCCGCTCATCAGCACAACCTTGGGGCTGCGGAATACCGCATTCAGGAGCGACGTCGCACCGGCATCGGAAACCGTGCCATCGGCCGCGTACTTGACCGGACCTTCGTCGGTCACCGCCGCGCCGGGAGTCACACGTGTCCAGGCGCACCCACGCCGCAGCACCGACGCGCAGTCCGTCTTGATGTACTTGTCGACGTTGTATGGGACCGTATGCGTCTGCAGCGCAATGCCGCGGACCTTGCTACCCGTGCCAGGCACCAGCACGCCTTCGGCATCGGTACCGCAGACATCCGCGCCGACGGGATACGATTCGACGAGGTCGTCGCGCGAGTCCACCTTCATGCCCGGGAAGGCCGGGTCCATCTGGTCCGAATACATCATGGTTACTGGCCTCCGTTCATGCCACTGATCATCTTGGCGCGCGCGGCTGCCGCAGACACGCTGCCACCGCCCTTACCGTCATTGCCGTCCTGATTCACCTTTGGCTGCATCTCGCGGCGCTGGTTGCCGAGGGCGTCCGCCCGGCTGGCCTTCTCCGCCACCGCCAGGTCGTATGCCACTTCAAGATACGAGTCCGACTTACCAGCCACGTCGAAACCGTCGCCGCGCACGGCCTTGATCACCGCCATGCGGATGTCTTTATCGGCCATGTCCTGCTTGACCTCGACGCCCAGCGCCTTGGCATCGCTCTCCAGCTTCAGGCGGGCATGTGCCGCACTTTGGCCATCCTTGCGCGCCTGTTCGATCTTGCCTGCGGCATCGTCGGCACGGGCCTTCTCCGAATCGGCGCGCGCTTGTTGTTCATCCGCGCGCTTCGTTTCGGCGGTCAGCTTGCCGCGCAGCGCCTCCAGTTCTTGGGCTACCTCGGGCGCGGCGTCGTAGGACAGTCCCGAGTCAAGCCGGACTTTGACAGTCGTCATGTTGCTTTCCTCATCGTTGCTCAAATCGGCGTCAGCCGCATCCAGGTTCAGGCGGGCATTCCCTGCCCGTCCCACGCGTACCAGGGCCAGGTGGTTGTACCTGATCGCCCGTTGCACAGCGTCGTAGCGCTGGCCGTTCCACTCGCCCGGCGTTTCATCCAAGGTGAGCGTGTAGCCGCAGGACAGGTCCTTCTTGCCCGCGGCGATTGGCGACGTGTCGTAGACGACCACGTCGCCCCGCGTATCGTTGCCGTCCTGCCGTCCCTCCGACAGCACCGCGCCGACGGTGTGCTCCTTGGCGTTGCGGGAGTTCACAAGACCAGGGTGGCCGTCGGTGATCGGGATCCCTTTCGCGCTGGCCAGCGTATCCGCGTGGAACACTTCTTCCGGTGGCCGGAATTCGTAGCGAATACTGCCGTCCTGACGCTTGTAGGGAAACACGCCGACCCGAGTCAGGATCGGGCTGTCGCGCAGGAACCCCTCCGCCGTGCTGGTTGCCCGCAGCGGCGTGGTGTCAAATCGCATTTCCATGGTGGGATCCTCAGTGGACGATCAGGCCGTCCAAGTCGTCGAAGTCCGGCAGCACCGGCTCTGGCCAGCAGCGGCAGCGGATCGGCTGGCCCGGATGGCCGTCTGATGGCGGCCGGCTCCAGTCGAACGTGTCGCCCTCACGTTCAAGGTGCAAGTCACGCTCGCGCTCGTCGCGCGTGCCGCGCCACTTGTACTGTTTGATTCCGACGTTCCGCTGTCTGTAACCGGTGAGCTGGCCGTTGAGCTTGCCAATCTGGTCGCGTGCGATCAGCTCGGCGCGGTTCCTCGGCAGATCGTAGGTAGCGCGGATCGTCTTCGTCAGGTCACGCAACGTCTCGCCACGTTGCACGGCGGCCACGATCCTTCCCTGCAGTGAATCCAGGTATTGCACCGGGATGGACTTGATAAGGCGCAGGTTCTCCGCTTCCCACACGAGAAGCATCTGCTCGAGCTGGGGCTCCGCACGGAAGATGTCGACGCCGTATGCCGCCCGTAGCAGCGCATGGAACTGCGCCGCATTGAACAGGTTGATCCGCTGCCCGAAGAGATCAATGACTGCACGCAAGGCCTCGTCTGAAACCAGCGCAGCGGCCAGCGCATCGGCAAACGCCTGCTCCAGTGCGGTGTACCAGCGGTCATCCTCGGGGGGCTGGGCACGATCATCGACTCGCACGGCGCTGAGCGCCGGCACCACATATCGCTCTATGGCATCCGTGGTTCGTTTGGCATACGCCTGAACGAAGCGGACATACTCGCGCTCGATTGCTGCCGGGTAGATCCATTTTCTAGGCTTGCGCGGCGTACTGCGCGACCGCCCTGGCGTCGCCTGCTTCATCGTTGAGGCCATACTTGCCTTCGGCTACCAGATAGTCCTTGCCCTCCTCCTCGCTGATAATTGCCGCAGATACCAGCGTGTTGAGCGCATTCGCCTCCGCTGCCGCGGCATCGGCGTTGGTCTTCCGCACGTCGGCAGCCTCCTTCTCGGTAGGGCTTTCGAGGGGCGGCCAAACGATCGACCATTTCTCCAGCTTCGCGCTAACGCTCTTTTGGGCAAGGATCAGCGCAACCAGGCGTTCAAGCGCCGGGCCGGCCTTGTTTCGCTGCAGCCCCTCCACAAGGTCGTGTAACGTTGCGAAGTCGGCCTCCCCGGTTGCGTTCTGCCCTGCAGGAGAGCGGCCGAACAAGACCGTGACCGGAATGCCTGTTTCGGCAGAGAGCGCAATCTGGAACTCGTTGATGATCTCGCGTACACCGGCAACGTTGGTGTCCTCGATTCGATACTCGTCCTCGCTGTCGATGGCAACGGTGTTCAGGATGTTCCGCGCCGAATCAACGAGCGCGATGCGCTTCTGGACGATGTCCTCAAGCTGCGCCTGGATCAGCTCAGCCAACCCCTTCATGCCATAGACGGCCTGCTGCTTTCGCTCGAGGATCCCGAGCGCCCAGCGCAGCGACTGGCTGTAATCGCCGATCGTCTGGTAGGCCCGCGCGACCGCGCTGCGGCCGGCCCACGGTACGCCCTTGATGGCAGCGATCCGCCGAGGCAGCGGGTCACCCGGTACCGGTATCAGTCGCGTTTCGTGCACATAGAACTCGGCGTTGACCGTGCCGGATGCCTGAGTGCGTACCTGGTAGACCTCCGGCATGCCGAAGTTCGCCTTGGTGGGATCGCTGTATCGCTCCTCCGTTGGGCTGATATCGTCAAGATCGAACACCTTCAGTTCTTCGATCTTGTCCAGCCTGCCGATGTCCAGCGGCGTGCGGAGCAATCCGCCGTCATTTGCGACGACCACGATGGCGGCGCCGCCCGTGAGCCGTGACCAGCGCAGCGAATCGGCCAACGCGGGAAGCACCTGCAGACGGTCAAGCTCGTTCGCCACGACGCTATCCTGGTCGCCCTCGATCTTGACGCCCCGGGACACGGCTTTGTCGGCCGGCAGGTCCACGACTCGGCCATACAGTCCGCCAAGCGCATACAGCTCGACCGCGGAGCGTGTCAGCGTGGGCGAGACGCCTGCGCGCCGTCCAAGCAGCGCCGATTCGTAACCATCAAGTCTCATGAGCTTCCATCAGCTGGCCAGCGCTAGCGCTCGTGCAATGTTGTCGCCCAGCCCGTTGAAGGCGCGCGACAATGCATCGATCTGATCGTCGAACGCGCCGTTCGGGAACATGCGCATCTCGCCGATCAAGGCGTCGTTCCATGGCGCCCTGAGCATCTTGACGTTGCCCACGTTCACCTGCGCTGCGAACGGTGCCGCGCGGGTCGCCTTGTCGCCGGTCTCCGTTGAGAACGAGAACGGCACGCCGATCAGCTTCTTTCCCAGGTATGCCGCCTGTGCCTTGCCTGCCTGACCGGGATCCTGCGGGACGGACTGCATGACGCGGGGGCCATCCCGTTTGGCGGTACTGACAAGCAGCCGCTCCACATCGTCTGGGCCACCGCGCTCCCGCTCGACGTCGGCGATCCACAGCGTGCCATCCGGAGTGCGCCCGAGCTTCCCGCCGACGGTCCAGTCGCCGGCATTCTTCGTCGCGGCCAAGTCCCAGCCTCGGATCAGTTCCAACCCGGCGGGCAGCGCGTCGACGATATCGATGCGACTTGGCTTGAACACACCGCCGTCGCGTGGTGCTGGCGCCTGCATGTACTGGCCGGCGAACACATACGGGTTCGCCTCTTCCATCCGCGCCAGGTCCGCCGCGGTGTGCTTCTCCGGCCAGAGCGGCGTCCCGTCCTCGTTGCGGGCCGGGATGCAGACGTGCTCCCACGTCTCGCCGTTCCCTCCATTCAGCAGCCAGCCTGCGAGATCCCGCTCGTGCAGGCGCTGCATGATCAGGATGATCGGCGTGTCAGGCGTATTCGTGCGCGATTCCAGCGTGTTCTGGAACCACTCGATCACGCCCTCGCGTACCGTCTCGCTTTCCGCCTCGTCGGGCTTGTGCGGGTCATCGATGATGATCGCGCCGCCGAAGCCGTCCCGTTGCTTGCCCGCGCCAAAGCCGGTAATCGGGCCGCTGGAGCCCGTCGCGTAGAGGACGCCGCCGGCAGTGGTCTTCCAGTCGTCGCGCGCCGACGAAGACGGATCCAGCATGGCTGCCGGGAAGATCTCCTGGTAAGCCGGGTGAGACAGCATTTCACGGGTCGCCAGCGCGTTCTTTGCCGCAAGCTTGGCGCCGTAAGAGGTGTGAATGAACTCCGCGTCCGGGTACTGCCCCATCGTCCACGACACGAAGTTCGATACCGCCAGCTCCGTCTTGGAATATCGAGGCGCCACGTTAATGATCAAACGCCGGCATTCCCCGCGGAACACACGCGTGAGGGCATCACAGATCGTCTTGTGGTGCGGGCCACGCTTCCAGAAGAAGCGGCGCCGCTGGTAGAACATCCAGCGGGTGTAGAAATACAGGTCCTCCCGAGCCAACTCGGCTGCGGCCAGGCGCTCCGCTGCCGAGAACACGCGCATGGTCACACCTCGTCAAGCAGGTTGCGCGCGATTTCGCGGAATTCTTCCTTCGTCATGCTGACGTTCTGGATCGGTCCGCCGTTGGCACCGGTTACTTCAACCTTCTGCGCCTCCTTCCAGTGCGCTTGGCACTTCATCCAGAAGATGCCCGCAGTCACGGCTTCTCGGCCCTTGCCCATGGCATGCTGGAACAGGTTCTGCGCCACCATGGCATTTGCCAGCGCCTTGGCATCCTTCAGTTCGGCGCGGAACGCCGCGCGGAGCGTCTTGATATCCACCGGCTTGCCAGTCTGCGGGTTCTTGATCTTGGAACAGATCATGTCCTGCGGCATGCCACAGGCGGCCATGGCTGCAACGGTGATGCGCTGCTTTTCCGTGGGCTCGAAGGGTTTTCTGCCTGCCATGTGAACAGCCTACTTTCGTCGTAGCCGCCTGCTGAGCCAGTTTTTTACGGCTGCCAGCGCGCCGCGCGCTCGCGGCGGCGGCACGTCGGCCGTAGGCTCTGGCTCACCGGCAGGCCGGTTCTCGGCGACCTCGTCGAAGGTACGGCCATCATCCGCCAGGGTCGCATCGAGGCCGGTTGCAGCCATCCAGCGCCGCAGGATCACGTCGCAGAAGCGCATATCCAGTTCAATCACCCTCGCCTGTCGTCCGGTGGCTTCGCACGCCATCAGCGTAGAGCCGGAACCGGCGAATGGGTCTAGCACCACGTCGCCGGCCCGGCTGCTGTTCCCGATCAGATAGGCGAGTAGCGCCACCGGCTTCATGGTGGGATGTTCCTCGCTCCGGCTCGGTCGGTCGAATGCCCACACGGTCGACTGTGAGCGGTCACCGTGCCACACATGGGCAGCGCCTGGCTTCCAGCCGTAGAGCACCGGCTCGTGCTGCCAGTGGTAATCGCTGCGCCCGAGCACGAACGACTGCTTCACCCAGACGCAGCATTGCGCCAGCTTCAGGCCAGCGGCCTCGAACGCGCGCCGGAACGCCATGCCCTCAGTGTCCGCATGGAAAACGTAGATGCTCGCACCGGGCTTGCTGCCAGCCGCAATGTTGCGATACGCGGACAGGAGAAACTGGCCGAAGGCACCCTCCGACATGTCATCGTTGGCGATGTGCATGCGTTTGGCGGTCTTGCCTTCGTAGGCGACGTTGTACGGTGGGTCGGTAATGACCAGGTCCGCGACTCCGCCCGCTAGCAGCCTCCGCATGGCGCCTGCGTCCAGCGCATCGCCACAGAGCAATCGATGCTCCCCCAGCTGCCACAGATCGCCGGGCCGCGTCACCGGCATGGCCGGCGGCTCCGGCGCCTCGTCGGCATCCAGCAGGTCGGCTATGACCTCATCGGGTCGAAGCGCTTCGAGGTCATCGGCCTCAAACCCCAGCAGCTCAACGTCGAAGCCCATGTCCAGCAGGTTGGACAGTTCCTCGGCAAGGATCTCCGCATCCCACGTCGCCGATTCCGCAAGGCGGTTGTCCGCGAGCACGTACGCGCGGCGCTGTGCAGTTGTCCAGCCGGTGCAGTCCAGCACCGGCACAGTGCCATCCGGCACCAGCTCGCCATTTGGCAATCGGATCCGTTCGCCAGCTTCGTACAGCAGTTGTGCGGCCGCCACGCGCGCGTGGCCGGCGACAATGCCATTGGCATCGGCCAGCACAGGCAGCGTCCATCCGAACTCTCGGATGCTCACCGCTATCTGCTCGATCTGCTGTGGGCTGTGCTGCCGCGCATTGCGGCCGTAGGCGGCCAGCTCGGCCACCGGCCGAAACGATACGCTGGGAAACTGCATGCTGCACCCCCTTGCCCATAGCAAACTTTGTTTGCATATGTGTTAGCTTTTTGCTAACATAACGTCATGCACGCAATCGAGTTCACCAAGCAAGCCGCCCAAGCTCTGAAAGCCATGCCGAGGAACGTGGCGATCACGATCCGAGCGAAGATCGATGCTCTCGCGGTAGATCCCTATGCTGCGAACCCGAATGCCAAGAAGCTCGCCGGCCGTGACGGATACCGGCTGCGGGTGGGCGACTGGCGCGTGCTGTACCAGATTGAAGACGGCCGGCTGGTGATTGTGGTGCTGGCGATCAAACCGCGCGGAGGCGCATACAAATGACCGAGATCCAATTCATCGAACGCGAAGGCCACCGCGAGTTTGCGGTGGTGCCCATCGAAGTGTGGGACCGCGTCAAACACCTGATCGAAGACCTCGACGATGCAGCCCTGTTTGATGCTGCCAAGGGCGAGGACGATGGTTTCCGCGTGCCGGCTGCGGTGCTCGACGCCGAGCTGGCCGGCGATCATCCGATCAAGGCCTGGCGCGACTATCGCCGCTTGACACAAGATGCTCTGGCGAGCGCAGCTGGCCTCAGCAAGCCATACCTCAGCCAGATCGAGAACCGCAAGCGCACCGGCACAGCCGATGTGCTGACGAAGCTCGCAGCCGAGCTTTCGGTACCCGTGGATCAGCTCATCGAACGCGAAAGCTGAAACAGGCGCAGTGAGGCAGCGCCACGGAGTCGCGTCCATTGTTTCGCCTGGGCGTCCCCGCATGCCTGACGGTCTGTGAGCTGTCCGCTCATCCGACGTAGCCAATGAAAAAGCCCGCGCGACGCGAGCCGGGCGGGCTTTGAATCTGGTTGCGGGGGCAGGACTTGAACCTACGACCTTCGGGTTATGAGCCCGACGAGCTGCCAACTGCTCCACCCCGCGGGCCGGACTATACGCGGGTTGGCAGAACATTGATAGAACCAAATGCAAAAGCCCGCTTGCGCGGGCTTCAGATGCAACTTCTGCGATTCTGGCGAAAATTTAGATCGTTTGTCACACGCTGTCAAGGCGTCTGAAAATTCGTCTTGCTGGTAGCCAGACGGTGGATGCTACGCTCCACGCGGATCAGGACAATCAACAAGACCAACATACCAAAGGCAGCGAAGCAGGATGCGGACCAATACAAAGCTTGTATCGCGTCCAGCTTCTTTGCCTCAACATCAGCAGCAGCCGCGTGCTTTTCAGATTCAATGCGCGCACGCTCGGCCTTGTACTGCGTCTCGTAGTGCTTAAATATCTTATCCACGTCGTCGAAGAAACTATCCGAGGACTTAGTTCCGGCAGCGCTTTCATCCAAGGAAAGCGAATCGTCCAGGTACTTGGTCAGACCCTCGACAAAAGACGGGCCCAATTCCTTGTTATTGACGTATGACACCACGACTTCCTCGATGGCAGCTCCATTGAGACTCCCCGCCGGCTTTACGAGACGAGAGTAGTGCTTCGACAGAACGCTACCAAGCGCCTGCGCAAGCTTCTTCACTTCGTCGGATTGGGCCTTGGATTCAGCAGTCTTCGGCGCGTCCGCGATTTTCCCGGTCTTGAAGGACTTCGGAGCGATCTTGATCTCTTCAGAAACCTTGATGGGCTTGACGAACAGTCCCTCGCTTGCGCGCATGCCAAGCAGCACAACGCAGATCAGTGCAACGGTCGCGGCGATGAGGATGACGACGCGGAGGAGCTGCAAATATCCCCCTTCAATTCGGTTCAACATAATTTCCACTCTTGAGTTTTGGGTGGTTGACCTTAGCGTAAACACCATCGTGCACCAATAGAACTCATCCGGCCCCCCACCGATTGGGGGAATCTACGATGCCAGTCCACGCACTCCATTGAACGAAAGCGTGACTGCTCTTGCAGCCGCATGCTGGGCCCGCACAGCAGCCCACTGCTGATCATCCGTATCGGCAACGACAGAGTGCACACGAAATACTGCACCAAGCCGCTCGACCGCACGCAACTCCAGCGCGGCGAAATGGGTAGCCATCCATTTCGCCGC